AGCGCGACGCCCGCGACGCCATACACGTTCGTATCGAGACGCTGCGCCGTGCCGGCCATCACATCGTCGGCGTGCGCGGCCGTTCGGGCGGATACGTCTACCTCCGGGGACCGAATGATGAGCGCATTCCCAAGCCTGACCACGAGCGACAATGAGGAGCCATGCCCAAAGGTCACAGTGATAAAAGGTCGGCCGAGGCGACGGCGGCGCTGGAGTGGCGTGCCATCGAGCGCGTCATCCCCTACGCGCGGAACCCGCGCCTCGTCTCGGAGGCGGCAATCAGCAAGGTCGCCGGTTCTATCGCCGAGTTCGGCTTCCGCCAGCCTATCGTGGTCGACGGCGAGGGCATCATCATCGTCGGGCACACGCGCCTCTTGGCCGCCCAACGCCTCGGCCTTGAAACGGTGCCCGTGCTGGTGGCGGCGGACCTCTCACCGGCGCAGGTCAAGGCGTACCACATCGCCGACAATCGCACGGCGTCGGAGACGGGCTGGGACGCCGAGCTGCTGGAGCTGGAGCTGGAGGACCTGCGCGGGCTGGAGTTCGACCTCTCGCTGACGGGCCTCAGCGACGTGGAGCTGGACGGGCTTGACGGCATCCACGAGCTGGGCGAGAAACCGGCGGGCAGTCTGGCGGAGCGGTTCGGGGCACCGCCGTTCTCCGTCTTCGATGCGCGGCAGGGCTACTGGCAAGAGCGCAAGCGGGCGTGGCAGGCGCTCGGCATCAAGTCCGAGCTGGGGCGCGGCGAAAGCATCACATACGCCGGCCCGGAGATTCAGGACATTGGCTACTGCGCGCGGCGTCGCGGTGCGGCACGGGCGTTCCGTGAGGACCTCATGCGCGGCGAGGTCGGGCTGGGGGCCAAGCGATGAGCGGCGGGTCGCACACGGCGGCGTCACAGCGGGCGATGGACCTCGCGGGCGGCCTCGACGAGCCGAAATCCTACGGGACGAGCATCTTCGACCCGGTCCTCTGCGAGCTGGCATACTCGTGGTTCTGCCCGGCCGGCGGAGTCGTCCTCGACCCGTTCGCCGGCGGAAGCGTGCGCGGCATCGTGGCGTCCCGTCTTGGTCACCCGTACGTGGGCGTCGAGCTGTCAGGCCAGCAGGTGGACGAGAACCGCCGTCAGGCGGCCGAGATTTGCGCTTCCGAGCCGACTACCGCAGGGGACGCTGCGGGCGCGCCAGCGGGCCATGTGGACGCGATAGCGGACGTTACGAACGCCGAGGCTCTAACGCCGGTCGAACGTCGCGGCGACGTCTTGGTCAAGCGTGACGATGCCTTCACGGTGGCCGGCGTGCGCGGCGGCAAGGCTCGTACCTGCCGGGTGCTTGCCGAGGGCGCGACGGGCCTCGTAACGGCGGGCAGCCGGTCGTCGCCGCAGGCGAACATCGTTGCCCGTATCGCTGCGTCCCTCGGCGTCCCGTGCCGGGTGCATACGCCTAGCGGCGTCCTGTCGCCGGAGCTGCTGGAGGCGCAGGACGCGGGAGCCGAGGTCGTGCAGCACCGCGCCGGACACAACAGCGTCATCGTCGCCCGGGCACGCGAGGACGCGGAGCGGCTCGGCTGGACGAGCATCCCGTTCGGCATGGAGTGCGAAGAGGCGGTGACGCAGACCCGGCGGCAGGTCGTCAACCTGCCCGCTGAGGCCAAGCGTCTCGTGGTGCCCGTCGGCTCCGGTATGTCGCTTGCGGGCATCCTCTGGGGGCTGCGGGACGAGGGGCGGGCCATGCCCGTCGTCGGCGTGACTGTCGGCGCGGACCCGCGCAAGCGGCTCGACCGCTACGCTCCGTCCGGCTGGCGCGACATGGTGACGCTGGTCGATAGCGGCAGCGACTACGCCACCCCGGCGGCTCCCGCGTGGCACGGCATGACGCTCGACCCGCACTACGAGGCCAAGTGCGTGCCGCACCTAGAGGCCGACGACTTGCTCTGGGTGGTCGGCATCAGACGGTCCGAGACGGGCGCGGCGGCGGCGGAGCGGGTGATTGTCCCACCTGTCTGGCACGAGGGCGACAGCCGCGATATCAGGGCGCTTGTGGGCGACGTTCAGGCTGACCTCGTGCTCTCCTGCCCGCCCTACGCGGACCTCGAAGTGTACTCGGACCACCCCGCCGATATCTCCAACATGGACTATCCCGACTTCCTCGCGGCGTACCGCACCATCATCGCGGAGACCTGTTCCCTGCTGCGCGAGGACCGCTTCGCCGTGTTCGTCGTGGGCGAGGCGCGGGACCGGGGCGGCTACCTTTACGGCCTCATCCCGGACACGGTCGATGCGTTCCGCGACGCCGGCCTGCGCTACTACAACGATGCCGTGCTGCTCACCGCCATCGGCAGCACTCCGGTGCGCGCCGCCGGCATGTTTCGGAACAGAAAGCTGGGGCGCGTTCACCAGAACGTCCTCGTGTTCGTCAAGGGCGACGCGCGACGGGCGGCTGCGGCTTGTGACCCTGTGCGCGGGCTGGCCGAGTTGGACGCGTATGGCGGGGCCGATGGGGCGTAGGCCGGCAGCTATCGACCTGGAGGCGCTGGAGAAGCTGGCCGCCATGCTCTGCACGCACGAGGAGGCGGCGGGCTACTTCGATATCGCCCGGGAGACGTTCACGCGCAAGCTGCGGCAGAAGCGCTACCGGGACGTGTGGGAGCGCGGCCAGCAGAAGGGGCGCATCAGTATCCGGCGCAAGCAGTTCCAGAAGAACACCGACGCCATGCTCATCTGGCTGGGCAAGCAGTACCTCGGCCAGCGCGACCGTCCGGACGGAGACGAGAACAGCCGCTCGGCGGCGGAAGAGTACCTGCGGCGGCAGAAGGGCGACCCGCTGTGAGCATCGAAGCGCTGACGGACAAGCAGCGGGCGGCGTGGTGGGCGCTGGACAAGCACCGCATGGTCGTCTGCGAGGGCGCGGTCCGGAGCGGCAAGAGCGTCGGGGCCGACCACGCGTTCGTGGACTTCGCGATGCACGGTCCCCCGGGTAACCTGCTGCTGGCCGGCAAGACGCAGGACTCGGTGACGCGCAACATCATCTATCCGATGATGGACCTCTTCGGCGGAGCCGTCTGCCGCTACAACCGGGGCACGCGGGAGTTCTACATCGACAACCGCCGCGTCTACGTGGTCGGCGCGAACGACGAGCGGGCAGCCGAGAAGATACGCGGCATCACGCTCACCGGCGCATACGTCGACGAGGCGTCCACCATCCCGGAGTCCTTCTGGACGATGCTCCGCTCGCGGCTCTCAGCGGAGGGCGCGCGGATGCTGGCCACGACCAACCCGGACGCGCCGCTGCACTGGCTGAAGCGCGACTGGCTGGACCGGGCTGACGAGTTGGACCTGGCCCGCTTCTCCTTCCGCCTGGAGGACAACCCGTATCTCCCGGCCGACTACGTGGAGGGCATCCGGCGCGAGTTCGTAGGGCTGTGGTATCGGCGCTTCGTGCTCGGGGAGTGGGTGGCCGCCGAGGGCGCGGTGTTCGATATGTTCGACCCCGTGTTGCACGTCTCCGACGAGCTTCCCGCCATGCAGACGTGGTGGCTGTTCGTGGACTACGGAACCGCCACCGTGACTCACGCTCTGCTGGCCGGGCTGGGGACCGACGAACGCCTTTACGTGGCCCGCGAGTGGCGCTGGGACGCGAAGGAGCGCAGGCGGCAGCTCACCGACGCCGAGTATTCCGTGCACCTCCGGGACTGGCTGGCCTCCGGTGCGGACGGGGCCTATGCGCTCAACGGCAAGCCTGCTCCGGTCCCGCTGTCCCGGGCCTACGTGGACCCCTCCGCCGTGTCGTTCTCGGCGCAACTCCGGCGCGACGGCTGGGTGAAGCCGCGCGAGGCCGAGAACGACGTGCTGGACGGTATCCGCTACACGGCCACGCTGCTCACGTCCGGGCGGCTGTGCATCCACCGCTCGTGCGCGCACCTTATCCGCGAGCTGACCGGGTACCGCTGGGACGCAAAGGCGCAGGAACGCGGGGAGGACTCGCCGGTCAAGGCCGACGACCACGGCGTGGACGCGCTCCGCTACGGCGCTTACACGACCCGGCGCTATACGCGGCGCTGGCTGGTCTACGACACCACGAAGGAGGCGGCATGAGGCTGTCCATCCCGTTCTGCATCCCGTTCGCCAGCGACCCGCGCGCGGTCGCACGTCTGACGCGCTGGCTGTTGCGCCTGCCGCTGGTGGACGAGGTATCCGTCCCTGTCTTCCGACGCCGCGCCATCCGGCGCATGAGGAGTGATGACCTATGAGCCTGCCCGACGACCGCGATATGGCGTGGCCGCCTCCGGGCGCGGTGCCGGAGGCCATCCACACGTGGCGCGCGTGGTACGCGGGGAACCCGGCCCAGCTCGCGTCGTCGGCCGCGCCACCCGCCGAGAACAAGTATGCGCGGGCGTTCTTCTTCTGGCGCAGGCAACGGCAGAAGAGCATCGTTCGGCAGCCGCCCCCGGTCCACGTTCCGCTGGCGGCCGAGATTGCGCAGACGAGCGCTGACCTGTTGTTCGGCGAGATGCCCGAGATTGACGTAGCTGACGCGGCGCAGCAGCGGCTGGACGAGCTGACCTCCGGGACGGGCGTGGCGAACACCCTGCTGGAAGCCGCCGAGCTGTGCGCGGCTATCTCGGGCATATACCTGCGCGTGAGCTGGGACACGGCCGTGTCGGATATGCCGTTCCTGACCACGGTCGCGGCCGACCACGCGGTGCCCGAGTTCCGTTACGGACGCCTGCAGGCGGTGACGTTCTGGCACGAGCTGCCGGCCGAGGGGCGCGAGGTATGGCGACATCTGGAGCGGCACGAGCCGGGCGTCATCCTGCACGGACTCTACGTGGGCGACAAGACGAACCTTGGCGTGAAGGCGGCGCTCACGGCGCACGCGCAGACGGCCGACCTAAAGGAGACGGTCGCCCTGTCGGAGGGTATCCCCGGCGGGATGCTGACGTGGTACGTGCCGAACATGAGGCCCGCACACGGCGACCCGGGAGGGGCGCAGGGGCGCGCCGATATCTCCGGGGCGGAGGCCCTGCTCGACGCGCTCGACGAGGCATACAGCTCGTGGCTACGCGACGTGCGGCTGGGCAAGGCGCGCGTCATCGTGCCTGCGGACGCGCTCGACGCTGCCGCTACCGACCGTGGCTCGGGCCGCTACTTCGATGTGGACCGCGAGGTGTTCACCGAGCTGGACGGCATGAGTCCGGGCGAGATGAGCATCACGGTCTACCAGCCCGAGATTCGCGCGCCGGAGCACGAGCAGACGGTGCTCAACCTCATCGAGCGCATCGTCAGCAAGGCGGGGTACGCGCCGCAGACGTTCGGCCTGCGCGTCGAGGGCCGGGCCGAGTCCGGTACGGCGCTCCGGCTCCGCGAGGCGAAGACGTACCAGACGCTGGACCGCAAGCGGCGCTACTGGAACCCGGCGCTCAAGGCGGCGCTGGAAGGGATGCTGGC